CTAGTAAAATATTCTAAAAATCAACCGCCACTTTGTTGTATCTATAGCATATGAGGGGCCGCCACCTTTTCCACTTACAAGAATTCCCGTCCCAGCATTACCCGAACTAATTGTTATTGTTGAGGTGCTCAATGCAGGAATGGGTGATAAGGGGGCGTTCGTGTAATGTATCCCCCATCCCGCAGCAAAATCACCAGGGCTATAACCCGCAAGATCTGTTGCAATACATTTCAACAAAACATCAGCTTTACAGTGAAGAACATCAATGCCTGTAAGTCCGTGATTCACGATTGTCGGGGTGCCCGTCACTGACTGGTATTCGTTAGATACCCACACGCGAGAAAGTACAGGGGTATATCCAATAGATTTATATCGGGAATCAGCAATGGCAATATCTGGAACGTTTGCTGAGTCAGTCCCTATTGCTCGTTTAGCGGCGTCGCCCAAACTAAGGTTTAAGAGGGTCTCTGCTACAGCAGCCGGGCCAGCGTCTTTAATTTCAGAAAGGTTCTTAGCAATCTTTAACGCCGCAATATCAACCGCTCTAACAGCCTTAGGGGTCGCGGCGAGTATTTCGCTGGTACTGTTGGTTGCGTTACTTAATTGAACAATCCCTTTTTGAGTTAATGAGGCGTCTTCAAGATCTGGAATACCCAAAGTAATCAGGTGTTGTATGGCCGTAAGTAATTGCGCGCGGTTTGTTTTATCTAAAACAATTCCCGCCGCCTCAACAATTCCAGCCAGCTCTTCCTGCACGGCATCAAAGTAATCATCATCTAACGCAGTGGCCGGTACGCCGGTTTGTGGGTTGCCACGGGTAAAACCGTTCTTGCCCGCGCCAAATTTATCAACCTGGGCGGTTGTGGTATCAATACGATGCATAAAGGGTTACTCCGGGTATAAGAAAGTCACATAGGTGTGCGAAGGACAAAGTTTGTTGATGACACATTCAGCTGTGGTATCACCCCACGTTCTCAGACTGGCAGTACAAACTGAGGTGCAGGTCATGTCAGTTATCTGCGTGACGGTTGGCATATTGACCTGCCACCAGTAGCGCCACTCTTCTGAATAAAGCGAATCAATACAGGCTGAGGTGCAACGAAAAATATCACTTTCAAACTGGGTGATAGTGGCATCTGGATAGCCCAACGCCGCCAGTTGTGCCAGATAGAACGATTTGTTAATCCCACCAGTGATATTAATCTTTGCATCAAGCCGCTGTTGCCTCTGGGCCAAAGTCTGCACGCCTGCTGGCGCACAGGAGTCAGGCAAGCCAGTAAGTTGCTCGTAGCGGTCGATCAGCTCGGTGGTGGTACGCGGATCAACTTCTAACATCAGACGGTCCCCGCGCTGATGTACGCGGGAGTATGACGGAGCCAAACCCAACAGTAGGGGATCATCACCCTCCCATGCGGGGCCGCGCGGCAGAAGATTTGTTAGTAGCTGAGCATAGCCATCTGTTAGGTCCACGTAAAATCTCCCACGATAGGCAGTTCCGTTGCAGCCAAATCGATATCATCGGTCGGACTCACCAGAACATGCTTATATTCCCCTGTGGCGATACTGATCGCCTCATTGATGCGCGAGTGATTCAGTGTTCCACCTGGTACCCCATCACGCAGAAACATGGCGCGAAGTTCGGCTATGACGGCATAGCGAACTTCAGGTGTATCGGGAGTGAGGCGAATATGGAACGGCACCACTTTTGCTACAGGCGCAAGGATATAGAGACTGGCTCCGGCCACTGGAGCCAATGGTAAAATATGCTCGCGCGTAGCTGTTACCACTGCATTATCCGGTATTGGATTTTCCAGATTGCTGTTGGCTACCATGACGCCAACCGTACCGGTACCCATCCAGTGGCGGTAAGTCCATGCGCGGGTAACGCCAGGCACTTCTTTAGCCCAGATAATGTAATCACCATCTGCGCCACCCTGTGGAGTGTAATACCAGCGCTCAATTATTCGGGCGCGCCACTCTTCTACCGGCTCAATATCAGTACCGCCCTCTATACTGTCAGCCGCTGCTGATGATGGCAGGCCGTTAATCGGTTGAGTAAGTACCATACCAATACCATCATCGGTATTACCCAAAGTGCCAGCGACCGAACAAATCACCGGCACCCGCAAAACACCCGCAACAGATGTTGCCGCTGCCGTGGTGGTATACTCCTGCAAATCATCACGTTGAATCACTCTGCCGGCAGGCACTTCAATACCGTTGGTGACGCCCTCCCAGCGCACAAAACCTGTCGCCGTTGAGGGTTCTTTGCGTGGGCAGCGTTTCATATTGCCGTGTCGCGCTAGCCAATCCTCATCACACTGATCAGGTAACAGGTTGCGGGCTAGATAGTCGATATAACCATAAACGGTATGCACAGCCGCCGCATGCACCCGGCTGTAAACCTCGGTGTCGGTACGGCGAAGAACGGCATCAGTTTGGAATCGAGAATTAAGGTCACTGCGGATTTGGGTAATGAGTTGGGGAAGTGTCGGGCGGTTAAATCCGCTGTCAGCCATTGAGTGCACTCCATAAATCATCGAAGGTAATTAACTGAGAACTGCCATCGTTACGGTACAGCGTTATTTCAGCAGTCAGTATTTCGGTACCGTGCCGCTGCACGTTGATGGTTATTCGTGAAACTACGCCGTCGTCTTTTAGCCAGGCTAATGCCTGATCCAGATAACCTCGCGCCAGCTCAACTGTTTTACTGGTCAGTGTGGTGCGTTGGAGCAAGTACAAACGGGATCCAATACGGTCATTTTGTATGGTGGGATAGCTATCACCCCACCACCCCATGGGCTGCTCCGAATCATCATCGGGATCAGCGCGGCGCCAGGTAAAAAGAGAAATAATCACCGCGCGGGTTAGGCTATCCGTTGGGGTGGAAACTGATTGTTGTTGGCCGTTCACCATCAGGATCATGGGTTACTCCATCTTCTGGTTAGGCTTATCGGTGTTCGGCTCACCGTGCGGGTGAGTGTGCGAGTTGAACTGACCGCGCATATCCGCCATGGTGCCAGTTTTATCTTTAACATCAGCCTCAGACTCAATGTTACCGACTGCTTTTATCACACCTGTAGCTTCGATAAGCGGGGTATTGAATACCGCTTTTTCCTCCGCATTAACAATGTACTGCTTCGTGTTCACCTCTATTTTGTTGCCGCGCTTGAGAATAATGCTGTCACCTTCGTCGCTGTAAATGGCAACCTCGCCATCTTTTAACCCTTTAATCCGGTACCGACGATCAGCCACCACCAACACTACGCCGTGAGAACGGTCACCATCGGGGAAAGCGGCAAATGCTTCCGCGCCAGTATGGGCAGCGCTGGTGAATCCATAAGGTTCCAGATGTTCGATGTTGTCTTTTAACTCATCCGCTATCATCTGGATTTGCAGCATCTGATTTTTACTGCTGGAATCAAGGCGGCGAACCACAGCGCGCACCAACATATTTGACAGTCCACGCTGCAAGCAATTGAGTAATCTACTCATTAGAATTCGTCCTCCTCGGCTTTCTTGCGTCGCTTGTTGGGGTTGGGAGGTTTTGGTAGATAGGCATCAGGTGGGCCGATCCGCAACTGGGTAATTGTTCCCTGCTCGTTTTTGCTGTAAGTCACCTCCGCTATCAACATTTCGCGGTTGTTAAACCCCAGTACCGGATCAAACACCGTGACCAGTTGATTGGGTGACCACAAATCGCCGTTACCCTGTCGCCAACCTTGCACTGTGTAAGTCACTTCATCGGTACGCGCCGCCCGCCGTAGCATTTCAAACTGACTGCGTTCAATCACTGT